GATTTTGCTAGGCGGTTGCGCAACCTTGAAGAAGGTTAGAGATCATATTTGTGTTCAAGTTAGTTGGTGCGAGCCCACTGACGACGAGAAGGAGTAGTTTATGTGGGGCGCTGCGGCTGGAGCCGCTGGCATTGGTGCTGCTGGTCAAGGTATGTCTGGTATTATTTCTGGCCTTTGGGGAAAGTACGGAGCCGATAAGGCGTGGAAGCGTCAGAAGAAGGTGTTGAAGAACCAGATTCAGTGGCGCGTAGGTGATATGCGCCAAGCTGGTTTGAATCCTTTGTTGTCTATTTCTGGCGGTGTCTCCGGCGGTGCCGGAGCTGTTCCCCAAGGCCGTGCTGGTCCTATTGGTGCTGGTCCTGATTTTGCTGGTGCTATGCAGAAGGTGTCTAGTGCGCACGCGCTTAGAGCGTCAGCTGAGAAGGATCTGGAGTCGGCGGAGTTGTTGTATGCGCAGCGTTATGGTCAGCAGCTGAATAATACGATATTGGAGAAGCAGCTGGCCGGTACTGTAGAGTTGGAGATGACAACAGCGAAGCAGTTGGAAGAAATGTATAGGCAGTATCCGTGGCTGCGCAAGGCGCGTGCTATTGTTGAGACGATGAGTCCCTTTATTCCAAAGACTAGTGGTAGTGTGAACGTTAATAAGAGGAGATAGTTTATGCCGTTTAACGGTGAGTATAGGAAGTCCGTGCACCCGAATGAGGGTGTTAGTAGGACGAAGCAGAGTGATACGATTAAGGCTGATATTAATAATGTAATGGAGAAATGGTTGCGGACGGGTGTTCCGCCGCAGAGTGATAAGATTGCTCGATATGGCGATTTTAGTAATGCTGATGATTATTGGAGTTGTACTCTCCGCGTTCATGAAGCGGAGAAGGAGTTTTATAATTTGAGTGCGCGTGTGCGCGATGCTTGTGATAATGATCTAGGTAAGTTTTTGCAGATGATTGAAGTCCCCGAGGAGCGGAAGCGGCTCGAGGAGCTGGGCCTGGTGCCGCAGCAGGTGCCCGAGAGCGATGGGGACGGGGCGCCAGAGGCGCCTGAGACGCCGGAGGTTCCGGCGTAGTGACAGTTCTCTACTTGATGAGAACTGTGTTTAGCGACACCTGGTGAAGAGGGCGTGAGGGTGCTAATCTGGCCCTCACGCCTGCTTCGCTTTTTTTTGTTTTTGTGCTATCCTCCCTTGTGGAGGTAATTGTCATGCAATTGGTTGATACGATTAAGTGTGTTTATTGTGGTCACTCCGAGCATCGGATGTCTACGGGTAAATCTGCTCGGCAGATGTCCGGTGTTTGTGCGAAGTGTTTGAACCGGGATTCGGTTCAGAAGGAGCTGTTTAATGAGACGTCGAAGGATGAGCCGAAGGGGAAGTCGAAAGTCGTTTAGGCGCGGCAGTAAGGTTCGTAGTAAGAACCTGCGCGCGCGTCCGATGCGAGGTGGTATCCGACTCTAATTTATATATGGAGGGGGGATCCCCCCCCCCCTCCTGAGGGCCCCTTGGGCCCGGTCTTGCGGCGACTGCGTTTTAGGTGGGAGCCGCTCTTTTCTTTTCTTTTTTGCTAGTGTTTTAGAAGGTCCTGTTCTTATGGCTTGTTTTAGGCCTCTTGATGCTTATCGTGATTTATCTGGTCTTGTTTATTTTGGTAAGCGTGGAGTCGGCACTGACGTGTGTTTTAAGTTGCCCTGTGGGCAGTGTATAGGGTGTCGCATTGACCGCTCGCGAGAGTGGTCTTTAAGGTGTGCTCATGAAGCGTTGTTGCATGAGCGTAATTGTTTTATTACATTAACGTATAATGATAAGAATCTTCCTGAGGATGGTTCTTTGGATGTTAATGTATGGTCTAAGTTTGCTAAGCGTTTGCGTAAGCGTACTGGTAGTTTGCGTTATTTGATGGCGGCCGAGTATGGTCCTGTGAGTTTACGGCCGCATTATCATGCTTTGATTTTTGGTCATGATTTCCGTGATGATAGTGTTATTTTGCAGGGTAAGAATCAGTTATGGATTAGCCCTGTGTTAAGTGAGAAGTGGTGTTTTGGTTTTCATACTGTCGGAGAATTGAATTATACGACCGCGAATTATGTGGCTCGGTACTGCTTGAAGAAGCAGACCGGCCCGTGGATTGCAGGCGGTCGTTTGTTGCACGATCGCGAAAGCGACGTGTTTTATCAGGTGAAAGGCGAATTCGCTACGATGAGCCGGAATCCTGGTATTGGTTCAAAGTGGTTTGATAAGTTTAAGTCTGATGTGTATCCAGCTGATGAGTGTGTTGTTGAAGGGCGGCATTTTAGGCCGCCTCGTTATTATGATGAGAAGCTGGATGAGGCTGAGCTGGAATTGTATAAAGCGAAGCGTTTGTCTAAGGTGGATGCTTGGAATAGTAGTGCCAAGCGTTTAAGTGTCCGCGAAAATGTCGCGGAGTCTAAGACTAATATGTATGCTAGGAGTTTATGATGATTCTTCAGGTGTTTGCTATTTATGATATGAAGATGGGTGCTTATCTGCGTCCGTTTTATATGAATAATGAAGCGGTGGCGATGCGAGCGTTTGGCGAGTATTGTACCGCGGAGGATTCGCAGATTAAGATGCACCCTCATGACTATTGTTTGTATAGTCTTGGTTATTTTGATTCCGAGCGTGGCGATTTTTTTGATATGGAGAAGAAGTCTTTGTGTGGTGCTGTTGATTTTATGACGAATGAGGAGATTAGTAATGCCTAGTGGAGTAGCTAACCCCCGTGGAAATACTGCGGGTCAGTATTCTTTTGCTCAGGTTCCGAGTGTTGGTTTGCAACGTTCTGTTTTTAATAGGTCTTGTAATCTCAAGACCGCGTTTAATTCCGGCGACTTGATTCCGTGTTTTTTGGACGAAGTGTTGCCTGGTGATACTATGAAGATGCGTATGACGTTGTTTGCGCGTATGCAAAGGCCAGTGGTTCCTCTGATGGATAATCTATACCTAGACGTGTTTTTCTTCGCTGTGCCTAATAGGCTCGTGTGGGATAATTGGCACAAGTTTTGTGGTGCACAGGATGATCCTGGTGATAGTGTAGCGTTTACGATTCCTCGTACACAGGCTTTTACGTGTCCGGAAGGTAATTTGTACGATTATCTTGGTGTGCCGATAGATACGGCTAATGATATCACTGTTAATATATTGCCTGCGAGATGTTATGCGTTGATTTACAATGAATGGTTCCGGGATGAAAATTTGCAGGATAGTATTCATTGTGATACTGGTGATGGTCCAGAGAGCCCGTCTTTGTATACGATTTGGAAGCGCGGTAAGCGGCATGATTATTTTACGTCGTGTTTGCCGTGGACCCAGAAGGGCACGGCGATAGGTTTGCCGCTTGGTTCTACTGCTCCGGTTGTTGCCGAAGGTAGTGGCGTTCCGACGTTTGATTATAGTGATATTACTGGTGCGGAGATTCGGATTAATAGTGAGACTGGTAATGTAGCTTATGGTTCGGGTGATCCGACCGCAGATGGTCAGCCTATTGAGTGGAATGACACTGCGTTGGAAGTTGATTTGGCGAGTGCGACGGCTGCGACTATTAATGAGATTCGCGAAGCGTTTCAAGTGCAGCGTTTGTTGGAGCGTGATGCGAGGGCAGGGACGAGACTGACGGAGGTAATTCGTAGTCATTTTCACGTTGTAAGTCCTGATGCGCGTATGCAGCGTCCCGAGTTCCTTGGTGGAGGTAGTTGTCGTGTTCAGGTTGCTCCGGTGGCCTCCACTGATTCCGCGGCTGGTGCGCCTGGTGATCTGGGTTCTTTTGCTGTTGCCGGTACTAATCAGCCTAGTTTTTATAAGAGCTTTACGGAGCATTGTTATGTACTGGGTCTAGTTAATGTGCGGGCTGATTTGACGTATCAGCAGGGTTTGCCGCGGTTGTTTAGGCGTTCTAGTAGGTATGATTTTTATTGGCCGTCTTTGGCGCATCTTGGTGAGCAGGCTGTTTTGAACGAAGAGATATACTGTGATGGTAGTGCTAATGATGCACTTACTTTCGGTTTTCAGGAGCGATATAGTGAATACAGGTATAAGCCAAGTAGTGTTACTGGTGCGATGCGCAGTACGGCTGCTGTTCCTTTGGATTATTGGCATCTTGGTCTCGATTTTGATAGTTTGCCTGTTTTGAATACGTCGTTTATTCAGGATGCACCGCCGTTGGATAGAGTTGTTGCTGTGACTGATGAGCCGGAGTTTTTTATGGACGCTCATTTTGAGTATAAGTGTGCTCGGCCGATGCCGACATTTAGCGTCCCGGGTATGATCGATCATTTTTAAGATGAATATTAGATCGTTTATAGGTATTTGGGACGCTTATGGTTTTGAGTCTTTGAGCGATGTAGTGTTTATGGAAGAGGTTATTTTGAATTATGCGGCGAAGAAGATTGGGTATATTGATTGTGCTGAGCAGTTCATTGATTTTGCTAGGCGGTTGCGCAACCTTGAAGAAGGTTAGAGATCATATTTGTGTTCAAGTTAGTTGGTGCGAGCCCACTGACGACGAGAAGGAGTAGTTTATGTGGGGCGCTGCGGCTGGA